TCACCAGTTTGAATTTCTTTAACTACAAGAACGAAATCTTTTCCAGCTGCTAAATCAAATACGTTACAAGGAACACCAGAGATTTCTCCGTTTTTCTCAGCTTGAATTTTATCCTTAATTGTTTTACCATATTGGAAAATCATAATTTTACCAACACTTTCTGGTTGTTGCTCATCCTCAAGAACTAAAACATAAGAATAGTATTTTTTAGAATACTTCAATTGTTTTGATTTCTCCATAAGGATAGCGTTTTTAGAATTTTGCATTGTGTAGTATAAATCAGTCAAAGAACATTTCTCATTGAAATTCTTTGGTGAATCAAACCAACCTGCTAATTCTCTTGGTTGCTTAATATCCACGTAATGTGTAATCTTATCGATCGCGGATTGACCAACTTTACCATCTTTGGTTAAATTAGGAAGAAATCTTACTACTGATCTCCATCCTTTCTTTTTGTCCTTACATTTGCTAAGGTCAACTCGGTAAATACCGTCGTTGTTTGTTGTTGTTTTTTGCTCATTTAAGAAGTCCATTTTGCTGTCTAATCCTCCATTAAATAAATCATCAAATTCATTTGCCATAATTGCTTTTTATTTTTTGTTATTCAGTTTTTAAACTGATACTAATTATATTAATAATTATTAGTTAAGTTTAATTATTTTTTATATATTAGCTTCTTTTTTTTTAATAATTGAAGTAGTGGATCCAAGCTTAACCTTGAATATTTTAATATATTCTATTTGTTCTATTATATTCTTACTTCATAAAATGTTTTACTAATTCTTTCTCTAGAGTTGTGTGACGAAATGAGTCGCTTGAAAATACTTTAGTCAAATTCTGATAAGTCTCATCATCTACATTATAAAAAGTTAAATCCATTCCAATTACATCTATCAGATTTCCCGTATTTTCATCTGCAAAACTTTCTTCCCAAACCTCACTAATTGGTCTAAAATCAGTAGCATCATATAATCTTTCTAATGACTCAAAAACTAATTTTTTATTTTTACTTTCAAAAAATCCTAAGTTAAATTTAATTACAGGGTAGGCTCTAATTTTACCATTCTCTATATTTTCCCAAATTAATTTATTACTTTCATTTACATCTTTTTTACTAATGAAAATTCCATTAATCCATTTTTCTGTCATATAATGGTTTCTTTTATCATTTACATCTAAAAATAAATCTGACCAACTATCACCGTGTAATATATCTGGTGTCAAACTTTCCCAATCTGTGTGATTTTCAATAGCATAAAAAAATTGATATTTTAATTCACCGGTAATTGGTTCGTATGGAAAAAAAGAATAACCGTATGTGAAATTTTTAAGTGGTTGAAATAAAATTTCATCATCGTATAATTCAATAAAGAATTCTTTTACCTCTTCTTCAGTTGGAAAATTAATATTATTTAATGATTCAAATAATTTATATGTTTTTAAATATTTCATTTGTTTATCTTCTCTTTTAACTTATTGACCACTTCTTTTATTTCTGGATTCTCACACTTTATTATTGACTTTATGACTTTTACAGCTTCTTTAGCTGCTAACAAACCAACAGATTTTTCTTCATAATTGAATATTACATTATACTCACCTTTCTTTCCTGTTCCTCTAGTTCTTCCAAAACCAGTGCTATGTCCAGCTAATGTTTGTAATTCTAAAGCAATGTGTTCTACAATATGACCAAGCCAAGTTCCTTTTTTAACTCTTTTAAAAAAACCACCTTTTCTTCCTACTGAGCATCTATGTTCATTCATCGAAGGTATGTATTTTTTTATATTTTCATAAAAATTTGGAATCTCATTTGATGGAAATTCTTCCCATTTTCCTAAATCTAAAATCATATGAATTAACTTATCTTTGGTATTATGCCACTTATTCTTACCTTCAATTGTTTTTAATTCAACAATTTTAAGATTGGAAATATTAGGTAGTTTTACTTCCTCTTGTTTTTTTGTTTCAAATAATTTGTATGTATCTAAGTATCTCATTTCCAAAATTCTATTCTTATAAAGTTATTGGGCCAAACATCTAAATCAGAAACATCTTCTAAATTTATTTCTTCATATTGGTCATCTTCTTCTATTTCAAATGTGATTCCATAATTAGTAAATCCTTCACCATTCATAAAATCAATTGCTCTTTCAATAGATTCAATTACTATTGGTAGTGGAGTTTGTCCTTCTAATTCATACTCTTCATCTTCATCTACAGTTTGAATAATAACAATCCATTTCCCATCTTTTGAATCAGGTCGGTGAGTTTCAAACCAACAATCAGCCTTCCAAAGAGATTCATCATTAATCTCAAGTAGAATATCTGGTAAATCATTACCAACTGATTCAAATATTTTAGTCTCTTTTAAGACTCTCTCATAGAGAGTATATGATTTTAAATACTTCATCACATTTTCAATAATATTTTTAAAGTATAATCATATATTGGACTTGAAGTGTCAAAATATCTTTATATGATTTTAAAAACCTCATAATTGTATATATTAATTTGTCATTTTAAAAAGGATTATTATCTTTGTAAAAATAAATAAGAATATGGCAAAAGAAAGAGACTTAATCAGATTGGAAAAAGAAATCAAAAGTAAAATGGCTCAGATTAAAAATAAAAAATTAACACCATCTGAATCTGGAATTGGTAAACTTTTAAATCTGATAAAAAGTTTTGATGAGCCACTTTTTGAGAAGTTAATATCCGAGTATAAGAAAATACTGACAGATATTAAAAATTAATAGAATTTATCTTTAAGTTCAAAATCAACAAAATCATCATCATCACTATCATCTTCATTAGTATCAAAGTCAAATCCCATATTAACTAGATGTGACATAATTTCATCTGTTAATTTCATATCAGCATTTCTTTCTTCCATATAGTTATCAAACATACCAACGGTAAAGATTCCTTTCTCATCTTTGATTTTTTGTAATTTAGGAAGTAAGTCTTCAGCTATATCTTCAGCTATATCACTATGTGATTCAAATGTTTTTAAGTGATTCATAATTATTTCTTCTTTTTACTTTCCGCTGGAAATGGTCCTAATAGACCTTTGTTATTCCATCCTGGTATAAACTTTTTATTGTTTTTTTCAAAATCTTCATAAGATTCAATTCCGGTATCAACCGCATTTTGATAGTATTGAATGTTAGCTCCTTGTTTATTTAAGTCAGATATTCTGTCTCCAATATCAACTCCCTTAGTCATTTTTCTAAGTTTATTCCACTGATCTACAGTATGTTGACGAGGAAGTGATTCATTTACCTCAAATTCTTCAAATCTTAATAATCTCATCTTTTATATTTCAATATTTAAGTTAAATTGTGCTGGTGAGTCTGTATCTTCTCTTGTGATACTTACACTCAACTTTTCATCTCCGTGATAAACAGAACAAATCACTTCATAATTTGGAAACATATCTTCAATTGCAGAAGTGACAGCTGATTGTATTCTCATTGTATCAATTTCTCCATACTCTACCGATTGATTGAATTCCTCTTCAGAACTCATTCCAAATAATTCATAATTTTCCGAGTCAATAGATCCATAAGGAAATGTTTGCTTAATTCTATTTTTTTCATCCTCTTCAAGTTGGTCATCATGATCTATGATTTCCAAATTTTCATTTATTGAAAACGATTCAAAAGTTTTTAAATATTTTAATGTTTTAGATTCTACAACCGCTCCTTTAGACATTTCAATCACTTCTTTAGAGGTTGTGGTAAAGTAAAGACCATTTTTGATAAATTCATTTCTGTTTGCAATAGAAACTCCATTCTTACCTGGAAAAGCAGTCATTACTGAAAGAACAATCTTATCTCCAATTTTTCCTAATTTAGCACCAATAAAACTTAAGAATGTGGTTTTTTCACCTTCTCCCTGTTTTACTTTTATATTAAACTCATTACCACGAGAATCTTTATAAGTATAAACATTTATAGATTTAAACTCTTCGCTATTAGCATCTGATTGTTGTACATTTTCTACACCAACGTCTGTTTTGCTATCTAATCCTAGCCACTTAACTTTTTCAGCTTCATCCGGATTTGAAACTTTAGTTTCACTTGGTCCAAAACCTTTTGTCATTTCAGTTGGTTTATTATTTGAAACTAAATTTATAATAGCTTTTTTTAAATCAACACCTTTATTGAATTTAGAACCAGGAATAGTTTCTTCAACGTGCGCGTCTGTAATGTGACTTAAGTCACCTAAAAGTAAAATAAAGTCACCAGCTTCAAATACTGTTGAATTATCAGCTTTTACTTTTCCTTTTAAGAATTGATTATTATCAATCATTGATTGGATTTCTTGGTAAACACCTTCTTCTAAATTTTCAAATATTCTAAGATATCTCATATAAATATTATTTTAATTATATATTAAATAAAAAAACCCACTTATTAAAGTGGGTTTAAACAAAAAAAAGAAAAAAAACGATTAGAAATCATCATCTAAGTTATCAAAGTCGATAGCTTTGTCAGATGCCTTTTGATATTCAGAAACTCTCTTTTCAAAAAAGTTAGACTTGTTTTGTAAAGATAACATTTCCATAAAATCAAATGGGTTTTCTACACCGAAGACCTTTGGACAACCTAATTCAGTTAACCAAAAGTCAGCAACATACTCAATGTATTGTTGCATAAGGTTTGCATTCATTCCGATAAGAGCAACTGGAAGAGAATCTGTAATAAATTCTTTTTCAATCTCCACAGCTTCACAAATAATCTCTTTAATTCTTTCCTCAGTGACTTTATTTTGAACATGTTTGGTGTGTAGAAGACAAGCAAACATACAATGAAGACCTTCATCTCTTGAAATCAACTCGTTAGAGAATGTTAATCCTGGCATCAATCCTCTTTTCTTTAACCAGAAAATAGCACAAAAAGAACCAGAAAAGAAAATTCCTTCAACTGCTGCAAAAGCAATAAGTCTTTCAGCAAAAGATTCAGAGTTAATCCATTTAAGTGCCCACTCTGCCTTCTTAGTAACAGCAGGAACTGTTTGAATAGCATTAAAAAGATAATCTCTTTCTTTTGAATCTTTAATATAAGTATCAATTAAAAGAGAGTAAGTTTCTGAGTGAATATTTTCCATTGCAATTTGGAATCCATAAAAACATTTAGCTTCAGGATACTGAACTTCTTTAAGAAAGTTTTCAGCAAGATTCTCATTTACAATTCCATCAGATGCCGCAAAGAAAGCAAGCACATGTTTAATGTAATGTTTTTCATCGTTGTTTAGTTTTTCATCCCAGTCTGTTAAGTCTTGTGCTAAGTCAATCTCTTCAGCTGTCCAGAAGGAATGCTCGTGAGTTTTATAAAGTTCCCAGATGTCGTTATATTTTAGTGGGAAAAGTACAAAGCGATTTGGATTTTCAGTTAGTATATGTTCTGTCATAATTATTATTTGATTTAGATTATATATTGTAAAAGTGAATAGTTGTTTAGTAAAAATTTATTTAAAATGAAAAAGGGGAGTAGCGAATTCCCCTTTCTCTATAGCACTAAACTATACCGGTCCTAAAGATGGGACTTTCGTCCTCCGGTTATATGATTTATATATAAAAATTAATTTCTTTATTTAAACTTTTACAATATAATCTATAAAAACTAAGTATTAAAAATCTTAAAAAT